TTATTGGTATTTGTAGATCATCATATAGTTTATCTAATGTATTTACTTCATTTTTGTTAATAAATTTTCTTTCAAGTATATCTTGATCATTATTTTCAATATAGTCTACTGTTTCTGGTACATAATTCGGTTTTACTTTTTCATCTGCAAATTTAACTGATTTCGGAATGTCTCTTGATGGTAAAGAAGTGGCACCAGAAGCACTTGCTTGTTGTATACCAGATACAAATTCATTCATTATTTTTTGATCTTGAATATTACTACCTGGTTGTGTTTGGCCACTTTCACTTTGTGAAGTAGAAGGCAATGAAGGAACAGAATGGTTTACCATTTTTTCATTAGTTTCTAAAACGACATTTTCCGAAGAATTTCCAAAACTAGGATCAGAAGGTAATTCATCTAAATTAGTAGTATCCATTTATATATTCTGATATTGATTGAAAAGTAAAATTACGCAAAATCAACATATTTTTTTTTCTCATCACATGGTTTTGACTTCATTACATAATGAAAACATTTATCACCATATTTGTATTTTTTTTCTTCCATGTCTTCTAAATCTGGTCCTTTAAATACAATACATTTTCTGCCAGTACAATTTCTTCTAAATAAAGTTGCAACTCCGAGACCTAAAAGTATTGAAATAATAATTTTACCGTTTTCTGTATTTAAATATCTTTTAAAATCCATGTATATATATTAGTTATATTTGAATTGGAATTATTTCTGCTTGAGAACTGCAAGGTTCTCTTTTCTCTTCTAAATGAAAACAATTATTTGCTTTATCTCTAAATTGAAATAAATGTTTATTATCTTTTGTTGGATAAACTACTATAGTTTTCAAAGGGGGAGCTGAAATATAAACTAAAAATAGACCAATAACCAAAGTCGTAAAAAAAACAGGCACATTAATTATCATTATATATAATGTATAATGATAATTAATTATTTTACTACTATTTTTTAGTTTTGCTAGTAATTATGTAGATGGTGGTGTTGGTGGAGGAGAGGGTTTCGTTTCATCATTAATATCATCATCATCTATTTTTAAGGAAGGAAAAGTAACTCTAAATATTTTGCCTGTATCTTTGTCAATAGCTATTAGCTCTGGTTTAGATTCTTCAACATAGAACATTTCTAGTGCATAACCTAAACTATATGCTTTTAAACTAGAAATTGTTTCATAAGAATTGTACAATTCTTTATTTTTTTCATAATTATTTTTATTTATTATTTCTTCATTATTCAAAAATATCTTATCGTCTTTTACTATTACTTTATTTTCTTTTTTTTCTGGTATTTTTTCTGATTCGGATTCAGATTGTAGTTTTTCTTTTTGTTCTTTTTCCATTGTTAATATTTTTTCTTTTTTGTTGTTTGTTTTTTCAATATTAGCACTTGCTTCATCAAATGAATTACTATTTATTTGAATAATTTCGTCATCTGTTATTAAATTATTTTGTTCTTCATCAGAAGTTTCTTTTTCCGCAACTTCATTTTTGTAAGTAAAAGATTCAATAACTGGATCACTAAAAATATATAATACATCTTTTAAAACATATGGTTTTTTTACTAAATAAAATTTATCGCTATTACTTTCCATATGGTAATACTTGTATTTTAGACTAGTCAATTCGACATTTATTTTTTTTATATCATTTTCATAAATTAAAATTACATCTTTAATCGTATCCAAATTATTTGTTTCATTAAAAGTATTCATTAATTTTCTAATTGTTTCAAGAAAGTTAAATAGTAATAAAGATTTTTCTTCAATTAATTTCTTGTTATTTATAGAGGTTGTTTTTTCTATGAGCTGTTTCTTAAAATCCACTAAACTTTCTAGGTCTTCATTTAAATTTTTTTTCAATTCTTTAAATTTTTTAACAACATTAAATTCTTCTTCATAGTTGAACAACAAATTTAGTTTTAACTTTATTATGTCTTCTTTAATTTCTTCGACTCCTTGTTCAAAGATATCTACAATTTCAAACAAATTAATAAATTTACCTCTGTTTAACTTGATCATCAAATTACAAGGGTTTTTTTCATCTCCGCAAATAGCTTGCAAATTATTATTTGTAGAAGAAAATATAGTTCCTACATTTCTCTGACAATTTATACATTTTATTTTTTGTTTTTTAAATTGTTCTTTTTTTTCTCTCATTGTTAGAGTATCATTTTTAATAATATTTTTTTTTAGTTGATCTACTTTCGTTTCATAAGTTTTTTTTAATTTATAGTATTGGTTCATTTTATCATTAAATTTTTCTTCATTTGTCATTACAGAAAAAGATTCATTAGTTTCCATATAAACTAATGAAATATTTTTCTATTATAAAATTGAACTTCTGGGTTATTTTGCCAAGTTGGTAAATCTGTCATTATATGATTTACTTGATTTTTTTTATAGTCTTGCATAAATCTTAGCTTGTTTAGTATATATTCTTGTTCTTTTCGTTTTTTTTCTTCTTGCATTAACTTATTATTTTTTTGCTTATATTTAATGTACAAAACAAAACCAACTACTAAAACAAGTAATAAAAACAATCCTAAATTATAAAGTAAATTATAATACTTAATTCTCAAAGCATTACATTGTTCTAAAGATTTATTTAAAAAATATTTTACACCTGGTTCTATTAAACTAGGTTTGATAAAATTATTCATTTAATTATACATTTATTAATAAAAAAAAAATTATACTTATTTATTATATGGCAGCACCAAACCCTACATTTTCATTAATTTTATTTTTAATATTAACATTATTTTATTCAATAATAAAATACTATACAAAAAGTGAAAAAATGATCCTTATTTGGACATCCGTTTATTTCTTAGTTAACATAATTTCTCAGTTTTTTATTAATTTGGGTGTTATAAATGAAATATGCGGAAAAGCCGATTATTATCTAGCATTTAAGACAACAATAATACCACAATTTTTAGTATTTTCTATTGTATTCTTAATATTAATTACATTTCCTGGGTGGTTAATTCCATTTTCTAATACAATTGGGTATTTATTTGCTTATTTGACAGGAGTAAATGGTTTTTTAAAAAGTATATTAAAAGAAAATATAAATAATGAAAACACAAATGAAGCTGATTTAGTAAAAGCATTAAATAATGTTTATTTAGATAAATCTTTATTAATTAATTCGATAACCATGCAGAATGTAGAACAATGGTGGCAAAGTATGAGTCAAGGTGGTCTTTTTAAACCAGATGTTCAAGATAGTGATAAAGATACTTTAAAACAATACATCAAGTTAAAAACTGAAGTATCTGAATTTATATGGTTAGCTTTTACAGGTGTATACACTACTTCTGTAAGTTATAACGCAATAGTAAATAGTGAATGCACACAATCATTAGAGGAAATGGAAAAGAGACATCAAGAATATTTAGAAAAGGAAAAGAAAATTACCAATGATAAAAATAAAGAAAGTAAAAATAAAATAATATACAAAACATATGATTAATAATAAATATTATTTATTTATTATTTATCTAAACTTTGGTAAAGTTACAATGTAAAGTAGTAGTAAATAACATAATATTGCTAAAACTATACTTAAAAGCCAAACTGGTAAAATAGTCTTTCTCTTTTGTCCAATACCAAATACGCGTATAGAACCATCATTATTATATAAAAAACTAGGTTTGGTTAAATTTAACATAAAAAACAAGATCAAAAATAAAATTATAGAAAATAATGTCAGATTTTTATTAACAAAAGCTACTTTCATTTATATATAATATTATTAATTTTTTGATAAAAAAAATATTTTATTTATATAAATTATAATGGATAATTCTCAAGGATTTTTTTCTGGACCATTTTCACCTTTAGGAAGTTTATATTGTGATTATTTCTTTTACTTAACTGTAATTCAATTTTTAATATTTGTATTTATTGTTATTTTAATGTTGTATAAATTGTTATTTACAAAGAAAAATGACGATATGGGATCACTAGGTGTTGCACTTTTATCAACATTTGTAGCTTATTTTACAAATAGATTACTATATTCCATGTGTATCGGTAGTACTTCTAAATAAATTTATTTAAATTAATAATTATTATTTATTATTAATTTAATCTTCTAGTTCATTCAACATATAATCATAATCGTTATCCAATTCATCGTCATTTGGTAAATCATTTAAATTATATACATCATTATTTATTCTTTCTTCAACAATTTGATTTTCAGCATGTTGTAAAGATTCTATTTCTTTGTCTGCAACAAATGCTTGTTCTTGTAATCTTCTTTCATCTAATTGTTTTTGCAAAATATCATCTGCTTCGCGATCCATTCTTTCTTCATCATATGTTTTTTTTACATATTGTGTTAATCCTTTTTGCAATCCCTTATTCCATCTTTCCAGTCTGTGATTTTTAAATAAATTTTCAATTTCTCTTTCTTCTTTACTCATATCTCGCAATGTAGATGTAATTTTATTTCTTTCTCTATCCTTGTGTGCATTTATTTTTTTATAAACCATTTTTTCATTTACATTAATTTTATTTTTTTCATTACAAATAATTTGTAACATGGAAACAATTAGATTTGCTGATTCTTCTTTACCTTGTTTTTCTTCTGCTTTTACAATACTTAATTCATTTATTTCTCCAGTTACTTCTTCTTGAATTTCCACAGTTGTTTTTATTTCATCATCTTCTTTTTCATTTTTTTCGATATTCATTACACTATTTTTTTTATCAATAAATGTTTTTATTGTATAAAAGAAATAATACTTGAACAACATATGAATCGTTCTATTGTTAAGAATGGATTCTGAAAATTCATCATTATTTTGAATAGATGCTAATAAATTTGTTAAATTAACCAATTGAAAAAAATCTTTCAACTCTGTTTGAATATTTTTTATATAACTAGTAAAATTTATTTGTTTACTTTGTTGCAAAGATTTTAAAGGTAAATAAAATTTACCAATTAATTTTTTAATGTCGTTTTTGTGAAACTCGGATAATTTCCAATATTTATTAATTAATATTGAATCATAATTAACATTGTTTGCAATAATTTCAGGATATACATAAATAAATGAAAAAATTGCACTCTTTAAAAATTGGACCATTTTAAAAGTGGTCTGATCTTCACTAGTTAAATAAAAATTTCCATTTGTTTCATTAAAAACATCAATGTTATTGATACAATTAATTATTTGATTTTTATCATGTAGTGCTAGTTTTGAATTTTTTGATATAAAATTACTAATTACATCAAAATTTTGTTTATTTTTTTCTGACAAATAATTTCTAAATTCTCTTATATTACTAGAATCATCTTTATTTTCTAATTGATAATCATCTAAAACATTAAAATACAAATCCAAAAACTCATTTCCAATTTCATTTTGACTATACTTCATATTACTAATAATATCTCTAATTTGCTGTACAATTGAATATTCTGAGTGAACTAAATCAATCGGTATTATATTTTCTTTATTAATAATGTCCATTAGGGTTTCAAACGATTCTTTTGTATACAAAATATTGTTTTTCTTTAAAATATCTATTTTTTCATTTATTGAACCTGTAGAATTTATTTCTTCAGGTTTGTTTACACAATAAGACAATAGTTTTTCATCAATAGGTATATTATTATTAAAATTACAATATTCAATAAATGTTCTGTAAATTGTATTTTCAGAAAATTCCTTTTTTAATTTTGGAAATTCAATCTTTGTATTTACACTATCAAGCAAAATGGAAGGTTTGGAAATAGCTTTTATATCAAATGTAATATTATTTAAATAAACAACCATTTCATTAAATTTACTTATTTTTGCATCTTTTGATTTGAAATAATCTAATGTTTTATATTCACCAGTATTACAACACGAATTTTGTAAATAAGGTATATCATTGCTATTTGCTAATAACAATTTTTCTTTTTTAACAACTTCTTCAATTGATTGTATAATGGCCATTGAAAAATATATAATTTTTGATAAAACTACATTTATTTTCTCAAATTGTTCTTTGGATCCTTTTTTTGTGTTCTCTAATAATGATTGTTTAAATTGTGGAGATAAGCTTTCTGGTGTTTTATTATCAATAGGTTGTAAAGGTGGTAAAAAAGTTATCCAATTTTTTAAATCTAAATCAATTGGAATAAAATCATTTTCATTTTGTTGTAAGTATATTTTTTTCTCTTCAATTAAAACTTGTATGTCTCCTTGTTTTATGACATACGAATCTATTGTTTTTTTAATTGATGCGTAAATTTTATCCTGACTTTTGGGTAAATATTTCCATGGTTTTATTGAACTTTTAATCTTTGAAGATATACATGCTATGTATTTAATATTTGACACATTTTCTTCTCCTGTTAAAGGATATCCGTAAAAAGAAGCAATACAACCCGGAAAATTCTTTTTGGATGTGATTGATGGAATGCTTATTTGGATAAATACAACTAAAAATGAAAGTGTATACAATAAAATAGATAAATTTAATACTTCATCATATGGTTTCGATTTTTTACCCTTGTTTTTTTTTACATAATTTTCTTCATTATCCAAAGTGTTTTCTAATGCAACAAGTGTATGTTTAATAATTTCTTCTCGATGATTATCTAAATTTACACCTATAAAATTAGACATGGTTGTTAATATATTATTAATAACTAATCCCTTTGGATTGACTAACAATTTAGATAATGGAGTTGTTTTTGTCATTGATGTTACAATAGAGCCACTATCCATTTCAAGAATATCTCGTGATTTTACTTTCATACCAGAAGAATCAAATTCTTCTTCGTTATTTAAAGCAACTTTTTCAATTGGATATCCACTATATTTATCAACAATATAGTCATCTTCAATAACTCCTTGATTTTTTTTTATTTCATTCAATGTGACTATATAATTTCCATTTTCTACAAATACACTTGCCAATTTACTATAAAAAGAAGGCATTAATTTTTTATTTGTTTCTTTACAATATAACCAAAACATATCTTCATTATTTATTTCTAATGGTGGCCTTGTATATTTATTTACAAAATCAATAATATTATGTTGTTTTTTTACAAAATCTTCTTGTCCTATAATTAATTTAAAACACTGCAAATAAGGGGAATCCTCATTTTCATTGATTTCATATTTATTCACATATAATAAATTTTTTAGTTCATATTTATACAACGAATATTTTTCAATTTTTATTAATCTATTTAAATTTTTTACATTATATTCAAATTTTTTATTTAAAAATTCTTTGTATTTTTCAAAAGATTCCTTGTAATTTAAATCAAATTCATCGTACATTTGTTTTATCAAATCCTTTTTTATTATATCACTTGCTAATGAATTCGTTGTGCATTTTTCATTTACCTCAATACACTTTTCCTTTATATTACAAAATAAATTTTTTTTTTCAAAGTATGGAATATTAGGTATTGATTCATCTTTTTCCCAAACATTGTCTTTTCTAATGTAATAAAAATAATTGATATTGTCAATATTATCAATTTCTAAAACAGCATATTGTCCATCTTTAATTGATCGTTTACCTTGAATCATAGATGTAGCTTCATGTAATGCATCACTTTTTTTCAAACCTATATTTTCCATCAATTGATTTGTTAAAAATTTTTTAAAATCACCTTCATCCATTTGCTTTTGTTGCAATTTGTACTCGTTCAATATATCATAAACAGTAGGATCAAACTTTTTATCAAAATAAATTTCAATATTGTTATCTGCCATCATATCATCAACATCAATATATCTTTTAGATAAAACATATTCTTTACATTTATTTGTTTCTTGTTTACTTTTGACAGTATCTTCATAAATCTTGTTTTTTTCACGCAATAATTCATCAAAATCAAAGGTAGTAAATAAATCACTATTTATATAAGATAAAAATGAGTTTAATGTTTTTGTATAATCTATTACCATCATTTTTTTTAAAAGTTCACTATTTGACAATATAACCTTATCATCAGCCAAAGATCCTTCATATTTACCCTCCAAATTATACTCTTTAAGAACAGTATCATACAAATCATTTTTCGATTTTAATAGTTTTAATATTACTGATTCGTAATAATAATTATTCATTGCACTTTTTCCAACTGACTGAAAAAGTTGCTTTTTGACAACCAATTCTTGTTTATATTTTAATATTTTTTCTTCAATATAATTTACAATTTCTTCATATTGTTTAAAAGACAAATCATTCAAATAAATTAAAAATGGTTGCAAATACTTAACTACACTAACCAAAGACAATTGTCCTTTCATGTATTTTTTAATCAAATTAAACAATACTCTCGTTTTAGGTATTATTAATTTTAAGTATTCTTCATAATTATCTTGATTCGGGTCATCTACTGAAAGTAAATAGTTACTAACTTGTTTTAAATAATCATCTTTATCGAATTGTAGTTCATTATTCAAGTTATCAATATATATATTGTTTATTTTGGTATTTTCTTTAAAAACTTGCCAATAATTTAAAAAATGTTTATTGTAATTTGTTTTATCAATAATATAAGTATTTGGTAAAGAAATATTAGAAAAACTAGTTACAGAATGAGGTAAAGTTACAAATGAATAAATACCCATTTTATCATTTTGTGTTAAAGGAACTCTTTTAGTAATTGCTTGTGTAGAAGTAATTTTTATTGGATCTAATTTTTTATCACCCAAGTTATACTTTGAAATCAAAAATCTCTTTCTTTTTACTTGTTCGTTTTTATAAATAGATGAATAAAAATCTCCCAAGTTGTTTATAATTGCATCTATATTTTCCTCAACATGTTTCATACTTATTATATCACTATCTGTGGTTGAGAGAAAAGGCATTTGTATTTCTTGAACTTTTTTAATATAATTTGTATAATTTTCATTATTTGTTTTATATAATTCTCGTATTTCATGCATATTATTTAAGTAATCAGCACTAGTTAAAGAAATAACATCTGTATTTTCTATTTCTAATGTGTCCAAATCGTAAAGTTTTTTTTGATTTTGAACAACAGGTATAATCCAATATAATTTAAAATTAAGTTGTTGTAGGCTTTTTACAAGTGGTTTATAATCAGATCCTTTATACAATGGTATAATAGCATTTCCATTAGAATCAA